ACCCATACCTATACCAGCAGCTTGTCGGTTTCGTAGTAGGTCTTTTAATACTTGTGGGTCTGTCTCGTTTGTTATATCACCTATTGCTGCTGTGCTAGTAGGGTCTGTTAGGTCAGAAGCCGAAAAAATACCAGCAATTCCTTTTAGAGTACCCCCTACTCCCGGCGAGTGCTGTGAACCAAAACCAAAAGGCCAGTTAATATCACTACCACTAGCCGTATCCGGACGCGCATCCCAATCAGCAACCCTGTTTATTGGTTTATTTGGGTTCAGCAATGCTGCAATTTGTGCTTCTGTACCTTGTCCAGTTCTCTTTAACTCTTCCGCTAGTTTAAAGTCTTGGTTCTGCTCTGCGACAGACTTTGGAACCATTTGTCCTTGCTCACCTTGATTCGGACGATTAGGATTTGGAACAAGTGCCGAGCCTTGGTTACCTGCACCACCTTCGTCTAGGAAAATTCTAGAGAGACCCGGAGAAACCTTTGATGGTGGCGGCGCGAAAAAATTAGGGTCTGTAACTAGTGTAGGCGGCAACCCAGCACCCGGCTGTTCTGTAGAAGAATAGGCCAGTGACCCCGGACTACCTGTACCCGGAGCAACAGAACTTGTTACCCCACCATTCTGATTAACTGGTTCGTTTACTGGTAGTAAGTCGCTCTGGTTATAAGGGTCGTCTACTGGTATCTCTGGTATTGGCTCTGGTTTCTTTTTCTTTAATAGGTCTGCTAAAGAAGGGCCACCGCCATAATTAAAAGAGTTATCTTGTACCATTATTCTTCCTTCATTGCTCGTAGCACTTCTTCATTACCAAGCATCTCAGCCATTCTAAGTAATGGCTCCCCACGCATCTTAGCAACCTCTTTCCGCATTTCCTCTGGTGTCATCTTAACCTGTGAAGGCCCAAGAGGTACTTTCTGGGTAACTCTTTCCATGACACGAGCTACAATCTTTGCACTTTGTTGAACTGCTCGCCCTGTTATATCTCTTTCCATTTATACCCCTGCGTTAGCTACGCCTTCATTTTCTAGACCTACTGGAACTCTACCTCCACCGCCGCCACCCATCATACCTTCTATAGCTCGCTCTGGGCCACCAATAACATCTGCAGCACCACCAGCTCTGTCCATCATACGCCCTGCCAGTCCGTCTGCTGTTGCCTGTGCATTCTCTTGCTGCTGTTGAGCTTGCATCTGAGCCATAACTTCTTGTACTAGCATCCCACTCTGTACAAGCTGGTCAACAACCTGTTCAGCCATTATCTTCTCTTCCTCTTCCTCACCATTAGGTATTACACCTTTAAGGAAGCGTTCTCTATATGTAGCACGAGAGATAAGACCCGGCTCGCGTTTGACAGCTAATGCACTGAGCATTCTCCTGTCATCTTCACTTGGGTCTGTAGCTTCAAAGGTTACTTCAAACTGATGGTGAGTAAAATCTTTACCTTTTACCATCCTATCACCATCACCCTGTCTTGGCCCTTGAACTGACTGCGACAGCTCGAACCAGCCCATAAGATGACTCAATTTATTTAGAACTTCAGTTCCCATAGAGTTTAAAGCCTTCTTGACAGGACTGATAATCTTCAGAGCCTGTCCTATAAGCATGGCTTGGTGTATACCAGCATCGGCCTGCCTCTCCATTAAAGCAGCAGGTATTGTACGCCGTATACTTTCGTCTATGGAGTTTAGGAACTCCATCATGTGCTGATTAGGCGGTGGGGAATCTAACCATTGTGGAGGACGTTCTGGGGCATGCTTAATCACTGCGCCCGGCCCCTTCTGAAACTGCTGGGCTACTTGGGAAGGGTCATCGGTAGTTAACAGTCTAGGGAATACATGGTACTGCCACGCCGCACGCATAGCAGTTTTGACTTCGATTTCGGCTTCTAGCTCGCCCTGTATGCTATGGAGAATCCCCACCGCTAAGTGTCTTGGATTACCATCCGCATTGTATCGGCCTAGACCGCTATACCTGTAGACATACGGTATTATTCCGTATGGGTTGGGTTTATCAATTATTCTTTCGCCATCGACTTCTACGATGTACTCATCGCGCGTCCAGAACTCTACCCAGTCTACTTCTCGTAGTGGGTTGTCTGCTAAGTTTTTACTAAACTTCTTAGCTTTAGGGTCTGTCCAGTGTGGATATGATTCTCTAACATCAATAACTCGCCTAGTCTGTTTCTCAACCATATAGGTTAGTTCATTACCCGGCGAAGGATAACAGTTTAGAGGGTCAACAGGTTTTAGCATGAAGTGTGGTTTGTGAGACATCTCTGCCTCCCACGCGCGCTTGCTAACTTTTGCTGGCTTATCATCTAAACTATCTTCACGTACAATAATCTTGACACATGCCGCGCCTCGAAGTATCAGGTCGTGAGGTGCTTGCCCTAGAGGGTCAATCATCCCAGCCTGACTAAGTTGTGCCAGCGTGTTCTGTCCCCACATTTCAAGAATAGCTTTATGCTCTTGGTCTTTCTGCTTTGGGCCGCGCTCTCGATACACAACTACAGGTTCGTCTACACGTATCTGGTCTCTAAGGTTGTCTACTATTTGTGTAGCCTTGGAAGACCTATGTACTTTTATATTCTCAGGCAAGTCTATATTAAGTCCAAAAATCTGGTTATATAGATTGTCAGACATGCGCATCTGTGCATGCGCGGCACTATAATAATGTTCACTTGCTGACACTATATCGTCTAACGAGGCTGCCACGGATTAACTCCTTCACGATTATGCCACAGTACACTGTCATATATACTATCGCTTTTACGGCCTCCAAGATAGCTTGTAGAAGTTACCTCAGAGCGTTCGTCTATTCTTGTTGTACCAAACTTCTCTAGCAGCCCATAGGATAGAGCTTTACATGCATGGTCGTTCCGAAGTTCGGGCTTACCATTCTTTATCTTCCATCTACCTATTCCATGTACTGGTGCTACGCCGCCGCCCATCTCTGTTATCAGTCCTTGACATTTCGGGCTGATACGAAGTCTGGGCCGTCCAGTAGTTGGATTAATGGAGAGTACCGAGCGCAGTCTCTCCAGCTCCGCATCAACAGGCCATTTGTTAACTGCCATTGATAGTCCTGTGTCTCTGTGCCATGCTTCAAACGCACTGCCCAATCCCATATGGTGCTGAGTACCTGCAATATCCATCACCCCCTCTTTTATATTATTCCAAGCTGGTTTGGTCTGTACACCCTGCATAACTTGTTCATGAGTCCAATGAGTTACGTATAGCTCATCTACCACATGCACCTCATCGTCTATAAACTGTATAAACTCACATGCATAGACCAAATCTCCGGGGTCTATGAATATGTAAGTTGATTCGTTTGGATTAAACTCTATTCGTTCATCCACATGCATTACATGTTTAAACTCTGGGAACACACTGTCTATAGGAGGATGTGGTCGCCCACCATAGCGCGCCAAGAAGCGAGGCTCTGTAGTCTGCGCTCTTAACTGCTCTATTGCAGCGTCCGTCTCACCGCCCGGATATATCGCAAGATTAGCCCATGCAGGTAACGAAAAACTCGTAACATCTAGTTCATTGCCTGCTTGACCAATTTCCCACATCTCAGGAAACCAGCCTTCACTCGTTTCAAAAGAACCACTAAAAAAGCCCCAAGAGCCTTTGTGGTATCTACGAGCCAATCTACCATAACATCTGTCCCAGACCTCTTTGGGCCAACGACTGATTTCGCACCCAATAATACCTTGTGGCTGCTCTCTTCCAATCTTCTTTGGGTCATAGCCAGATACTGTTTCAAAGACAACTCCTATCGTAGTAGTAAGAATACACTTCTGGTCTCTGTGGGTCGAGATAGAAGTTTTAGAATTATCAACTAGTCCTAGTTCGTCAAGCCACTCATGTATATACTCAAGCTCTTTACGCGCGTCTTCAAAGTCCGCACCGACTACCCAGTATAGGAGGTCTTCTCCATAACCGTTTTCGTGTGCATCGCTTATTGCTCTTATAACACCTGTGAGCGCGCCAAGGAAAGATTTCCCTGCACCCTCACCACCGCCAATTATTTTAAGGCGACTCTGGTGTAATAAAACTTCCTGTTGTTCCTGAGACAGTTCGAGGCTGAGATACCTCATAACGTCCCTTGCTTTCTCCGTCCACATTTACTTGCACCTGCTGTACCCACTGTTGCATCATTTGTGCATATGGTGTCTTATCATCCTCGGTAATCTTAACCATGTCTGAAAACAACTTGATGAGGAATCTGCGGTCTGTACCCGATTCCTTCGACTCGCTGAGCGCGTTATCCACACTGGCCTTGATGAGTTTAGGGAGACTAGTCCCTATCTCTTCTAGCCCGGCTTGGAAAGAGGTCTGCAATTTCTTTGCAACCACTTCGCCTTTATTGATGTCTAGCTTTTTGGGACGACCTGCTCCGGGCCGCGCACCACCTCTGTTTTCAGTCATGCAACTATTATACCATACTTTGAGGTTCTTGACAAGTGAGATTACAGATGTTATAATATATATGTGATTTAATTATCACCCTCCCGGTGCGAAAGCACCACTCCTCCTCGGCAGGGGGCTGGGAGACTGGCCCTCTGTTTTCGCCCCCCAACTAGGGAAGGGAGCCTCATGCAGGTTCCCTTTCTTTCACCAAGGAGTAGTACAATGCCCATGATGCGTTGCCCGGTCTGCAGGTGCTCTATGTTTCAAGTAAGGTGCAAGGTAGTATGCAACAATTGTGGGTTCTCATTCGACTGCAGCGACGGTAATTAGCCCCGCCTCGCCGCGCGAACGCGTTTGATTTAATTCAAAATTTCAAATTCCACTTTTCGTACCCAGTTGCGCCCCTTTTCGCCGGGAAAAAGGTACATATTCAAAAATTTGTGTGAGGTTGGGCATATATATAGATATAGGCGACCGACGAAGGCGTTTTGGGCCAGATTAGGCACTGCCCTAAAACTCGCTTATAGGACAATGGAACCACCACCCTATGCCGATAGACACAACCACAAGCAATAAAAAAGCCCCTACACTGGGAAACACATTAACCAATGTAGGAGCTAGAGTAAATCAGGTGTGGTGAGGTATTACCCTTCTTTGTTGTCTACCTCACCAACTGCAGTCTCGTGATACGTACACCAAGCCTCATCTAGCCAGTGCCCATACTCACAATGAAAGTCACTCGGCTCTAGTGGTGGGTATTTGTCAACTGTAAAGATGCCGATATCCTCACAATCATTGCACCACTGCGCCCAACGTTCAGGAGTGTAAGCGCGTTTATATTTCTGTACTGCTATATCTTTCATTCTTGATTCCATTTCCTCATGTTCACCATTAACGATGCTCAACCTAGCATGTAAGTTAATGAAGATTGTTGTAGTGTTTTTGTTGTCATCCAACCAGTCAAGGTGCCGTAACCAGTTTGTGTACATGTTCACTGATACACCGCAAAATGTGCACACTTTGCCACTGTACACACTCCCAGTCTGCGACCACTTATGGTCGCAATTGTGCAGTTTATCCACTAAATGGCTGGGAATATGTGCTACATGTTCAACCATGCCGCGTTTCAATAGTTTCTCTTTCTGCATTGAGTCCCTTTTATGGTCAAAAATTCCCAAATGTTCAGTCATTGTAATCTCCTTCCAAATATAAAAAATCTTCCATCATTGCTGCTACTCCATCAAGGTCATCACCCATTAGGTCCATCAGTACTGATGATGCCTGCGCGGTCATCGGGATGCCTCCTTTAGGCACTTTCCCACGACATGCGTCACATCCTTGTCCTTCAAGGAACTCCTTACGCGCTTCTTCCTCCATGTCATGCATCACGTGGTAGGGTTCGTATGGTTCTCCACATATCTGGCAATATAAATCCATCTAGCTATCCTCCTTCCTTCAGTCCAACAGTGTCATATATTCATGTATGTAAAATTCTTGCATCCATCCAACTGCAGAATAAAATACTTCATGGTTTGTATCCCATATCGCCTGAAATCTTACCCTATCTTCTCCAGTCCTTGGGAAATCTGGCAACTTCGATAACTCGTTTAGTTGCCATAACATATCATTGGAGTACATTGCTATTTTGTATACTTTATATGCTAGTGGTGTAAGTGTTGTGGAGCGTCCACTGATTGGATTTACCGCTTTTGGGTTCCCGGGGAGATAGCTAGGTAAATAGTCAGCTTGAATAATTGCATCATGCAATACATCAGGCAAAGCCGCCTTTGCTTTTTTATTATGTTTAATGCTGTATGAACCATCCAACCTACGGCCCGAATCCTTCGCCATTACTTGGAATGGGTAATTGCTCTCCTTCGCCATTTTATTCTCCTTTAGTCCATTAATCCCATATATTCGTCTGTATAATAATCAATAAACCACTCGCGCGCCGCATTAAATATCTCGCGATTGTCCTCGTCAATTTTCTGGTGTTGTTTCTTCGTCTCTTCTACCAACTTTGCGCCTGCAACGGTTACGGGTAGAGAGTTAATAGCCTTGGATAGGTCATTCAATGCCCATATGATGTCGTGTGCATATAGACCAACTGTATACACTTGGAAGGCTAGCGGCGTTAAAATGTATTCTTTGTGTGTAAAGCGATTAGGTACAATCTGATTACCTAATATCTCATAGTCTAAATAGTCAGCTTGCGTGATTGCATGCCTCAATATTTCTGGGAGATTCTTTTCGGCTTCATGGTCATTGATTAACTGTTCCTCTATCTTTTTAATTTTAGGCATTCTATATCTCCTTGTGTATTTGTTGCCATTTCGGAAATCCTAATCAATCCAGTCAAGATTATCAAGGTTAATATCAGCCTTCTTATTGGCAACAGCTTTATTATATGCATTGGTGAAATCTTCCTCCTCACCTTGTAGATATGCGCCTCCGACTCTTTCGGAGCTCTTTGCTAGGTCTAGAGGATATTTGAATTGGCACGCATCCTCGCGATGTTCGTTTTGGTTTCGGAATAAAGACTCCCAGACTGGTACAGTGTCACCCTCCTCATTTCTATAGTGCGTGCGATGAGTGTCGCACATACTTAATATATTGGTAATGTGTCCAAGCATTAACATGCAACTGCAGGCCAAGTATGTCACCGTGAATTGGGAGTATGTTTCTTCGACTCTGTTCAATTCGTTCACGACTAATTCCATATGTTGTAACGAGTCGCATTTCAATACGTCGCGTACTTGGTTAT